GGTGGTCGACATGCCGCCCGTGCCCATAAGCTATCTTGTGGCCCAGCCAGACCATAAAGGAATTGTAGTTCGCGGTTTCGTAATGCCCGGAAGAGTGGCCACGCACGGTTTCGTAAACCCCGCCCTGGAAATGGAAGAGGTAACCGTCTAGACTCGCAAATATGTTGCTATTCCTCCTAGCCTCGGCCTCGGTAAGATTGAAGTAGGAATTGACATGAGCCGCATAGGCGGTGGCAAACACAGAAGAAGTGGTGGCCTCTTGTTTAGACAGGTCACCGGCTATGATATTATCATGTGCCTTGGCTTCTGTGATCATGGCGCTCCACCCTAGGGAATGGGGATCGATCCCTATAGCACAGTCGGTGAGACTGGGATGTGCGATAACGTAGTCATGGTAGGGCCCTGAAGCCATGCGGTAGACTATGTTCACGGCAAGGTTGTGAACATTGATGTTGCGGCACATCGGCTCGGCACAGAACACTTTCTCGCGATCGAGGAGCTCGTCCTTCTTGGCCTGTGCTGAGAAGGTAATCATAGGCTCATCTAGTGCCATGTCCCAGAGCTTCTTTGTCTCCTCATACAGATGCGAGGAATAAGTGCAAGCGGAAAAATCGACGTGGTCGTGTTTCCGACCCGGGAGCAGCCACCCCACGGCCTTAGAAGAGCTAGCCATTGACGGAATTCCCTTCTTGGGGTCCCCGAATAAGGCCGTGCGGAACAGTGCGTCGAAGGAATCACCGTATCTTTGCAGGACGGTGTCACATTTGACGAAGTCCCTAGTAAAACTGGGATCAGTCATAAGCCTGGTAAGGTCCATAGAGGGGATCTTCGTGGGTCCAAAGTCATGCGTGGCCTTGTTACGATTGAAGGCTGCAGTAGTACTCAGGTTAGGCCGAACCTTAGCATCCTGGGGAAACCCGGCCAAGAGTCCGGGGAGAACGAGCTCATACTTGGTAGTGACGGGTGAGGCTATGGGTGTGCCTACGTAGGCACCGATTGGTTTTACACCTGGAACATTAAGGATAGGCTTAGAGGGATCAATACGCTCGAGAAGGCCGGGGGGCAAGCTCATGAAGGCCCCA